ACCAGTCATTTCAACTGCTGGAGCTGATTCTGGTAGGTCAAGAGGATTCGTTTGATCAACGAAGTCAGCTAAGAATCTTTCAATTTTCTCAATGTAAGAATCAAATCTTAATGCATCATGAGAAACAAGACCTGTACTTCTTCTAGCACTCTGAGAGTTAACTAGTTCAGTCTCTACTAATTCAAATAGCTTAACGATTAAAACTAGATCATCATTGTCTAGATCTAAGGCTTCTGGCATCTCGCCTAACTCAAGTTCTTCTGGACTAGTTTCCGGAAGATCTAGAACTGGTTGAGAAATCATCCAAGCTTTGAAAAACTTGATTGCTGCTAAGTAAGAATTTAATCTTACGTAATCATGTGAAATTAATTCAGAAACTCCAGAGGAAACTGACTTAATCATTTCTTCTTTAAAACGTCTCATTCTTCTGACTAAATTTGCGATGTCGTGATTGTAAACTTTCATATTTTTCTCCTGTTATTATGGTCGTTACGTTAACCATAATACCATAATTAAATGAAGCTATCAAACCTCGACAGCCTCTTCAGATGTAAGGAATGGTAGTTCCAACAGGACTCGAACCTGTAGTCTATTCATTAGAAGTGAATTGCATTATCCAGTTATGCTATGGAACCATATGGGGTGATATATCGGATTCGAACCGATGCTAACTGGACCACAACCAGTCGTGCTAACCGCTAACACTAATACCACCATAAATTGGCGGGCGCACTAGGACTTGAACCTAGAACCTTCGGATTTGGAATCCACTGCTCTACCATTGGAGCTACACACCCGTTATATCTGTTTTGCCTCTTGCGGCATTAATAAATCTTTTACCTTTATATTCTATGTCACAAAACTTATGAGTGTGACCGAATACAATAGTATGACAATCATGCTCAACACAGAGATCATAACATTTTTCTTTTGCTTCAAGAGATAGATTTATTTTCTTACCTCTGTAAACTCCTCTGTGCTTAAATCGATAAAAGAAGTATTCAAACCTATTCATTCCGCCTTTCTTCCTTTCCCATCTTTTTACTTTCTCTTCATCCCAAAAGATAGTATGTCCATGGCAAAAAAGGATTCCATTTTTTACATGATAATATTTATCAGGTTTAATACATTCATGGTTACCATACACGTATCTATCTCCTGCTATTTCTTTTAGTTTATCTCTTTGTTCTTTAAACTCTTTTAGTTTAGACTTCTTAGTATTTTTTATATCAAAGATGTCTCCAGTAAAGAATACGTTTCTTTTCTTTGCCTCTTCAAAAAGATCAAAGTCTTTCATGGCATGAGGCGCGCCCAAATGTATGTCTGTGTATACTGTAATATTCATTAATCATTCTCGCATATTAGTTTATGAAAATCTTCCTTAACAGTGTCCATCTTTCCGTCCGGTTGCCATGGAAAGTATTTATATATTCTATTGATTACTTCTATGAACAACTCTTCTTTTCTGATCTCTTCATAATATTCTTTATGAATTTCATCCATAGTAATCCCTTTAAAAAATGGTCGGAATGAGAGGATTCGAACCTCCGACCCCTTGCTCCCAAAGCAAGCGCGCTACCAGGCTGCGCTACATTCCGACATGGAGCTGGAAACAGGAATTGAACCTGCGACAGCCGCTTTACAAAAGCGGGGCTCTACCTACTGAGCTACTCCAGCTAAAACTAAAAAATCCAGCACTTATGTCTGGATCTATTTTGTGATTAAAATAACATTACTCCAGATATTACTGTACGACTCCCGGTCTGTGCCAAGGCGTAGTCGTAGGAATATGGGTGCATGCTACTTTAATCATGTAGGTATTAAATCATATAACTGAATGAGTGTCAATTATTTTCTTTGCAAAGCTCTTTTATGTAACTATCTTTATAGATCACATAGTCTGATAGGTCAGCGAATATTTGAGGATGCATTATAGAGTGTGGTCTATACCCAACAGTCTCTCTTTCTATCATTCTACTATCATGCTTCCTTCCAAGGACACAGTGACCAAGTTCATGGAATACAAGCTGCTCTCTTCTTAGATCCCAGCTATGCTTTTTCCACCATTCATAATCTATATGTATAAGTTTGTTTATGAAAGGAAAGCAGTAGGCTATCATCTGTTCTCCCATTAACATATTAGAAAATCTTACATGTGTATCTATTTTTACATTGCATACTCTTTCGAATTCTAAAATGTATGGGAGTATCTCTCTTTCAATTGAATATCCTCTGTGTTCAGTCGGACTAACCTGATGACTCATGAATGAACATGAGTTTAGCAGGATTGATATAAGAAAGACTTTGATCCATGGCATACCTTAGGATAACACAGTATGGCATGTGTTGTAAAATGGAACAGCCGAGGAGATTCGAACTCCCGTTCCCACCTTGAAAGGGTGATGTCCTGACCGATTAGACGACGGCTGCTTATGGTAGTGGTAGAAAGATTTGAACTTTCGGCATCCGCTTTATCAGAGCGACGCTCTACCGCTGAGCTATACCACTATAGTCGAGAGGGGTAACTTGGACACTGCAACCCACCATTCAGTGGACAGCTACAACCGCATATCCCTCTCTGTTTTATTCTTCTACTTCTTCTTCCGTGCATACTATGACTGGCTTAACGCATGCAACTCTAGTGTAAGGCATAAACTTTGGGTTAGAGTGACTAGTTCTAGCCGCCTCTGCCACTGATCCTTTCGGACAGTAAGTATAATAAACTCCAGTATCTACATACTCTACTCTACACTTTGCTTCTACTTCATCTGTTAGGTCACTAGCTAATGCTGGACCTGCTACTAATAGTAATAATACTAATACAAAATATTTCATTCTCTTCCTTTTGTTGGTACCGACACCAGGTAACGATCCTGGTCTTAAACCTTATGAGGGTTTCGTGCTAACCTTTACACTATGTCGGCATATGGTAGCGAGGGGAGGATTCGAACCTCCGACCTGTTGATTATGAGCCAACTGAGCTGACCAACTGCTCTACCTCGCAACAATTATTATTAATAAGATTCCACGCTTCCTTATACTTTGAAGCTTGTGGTAATCTTTGACGTTTCTCTATACTTTCTAATGTTATTCCACTGCCATATGAATTAAAGAAAACTGATGGCATAATATAAAAAGTATTTAATTCTCTTATATAAATAATTGCAAAATCAAAATCATCATTAGAATATCTGTCATATTTGTATTCTTTTCTGTTCGTTTTTGATCTTCTATTATCTACTCTATATGATCCTTTCTCTTCCCACGCAACTTTTACTTGGAGCTTTATAAAACTTCCATTGAGTTCAACGAGAAGGTCATAAGGCAACCTATCTCCAACTGGAGTTAAAACATTCCATCCTCTTTTTAAGCACTCCAATATAGTTGCTTGTTCTCCTATGTCTCCGATTAATTTAGTATCCATTTACTTCCTTAAACCATCTAGTAACCACTACTATAATCCGCATTAATTATTAATCTTTTCTTCCTATATATGGTACCGGTGGAGCGATTTGAACGCCCGACTTCTTCCTTGTAAGGGAAGCATTCTCCCACTGAATTACACCGGCATAAATATGGTGGAACTGACAGGAATCGAACCTGCGACTTCCTGGGTGCAAGCCAAGCGCTCTCCCAACTGAGCTACAGCCCCACAAATAAAAAAGCCCCAGTATTTCTACTAGGGCTTATATTTACCAGGGAACAAAGGAGGTAACTAAAACCCTATAAGCATACCTCCGCGCCTTCCACCATAATGGCTTCCATTGCTTCGATAATGTTTACTAGAGTTGTTTGCATTGCTATCCTCTTCTATTTATTAACTGGTATCAATTATTACATAGCTTTAAATTTATGTCAACAAGAAAATAAATGTTCGTTACGTTTGGTATAATCTTTTATCTTAGATAGCATACGTGGAGAGTATATATCTTTTGGATTCTTACCCTCTCTAACCTTACCTGCTCTACCTTCTGCAATTTGTCTACCAATTTTCTTATTAAAATCATCACCTCTTTCAAAAGAAAATGCTTCGAGTATTATCCCTCTATCATCTACATCATAGTGATGAACTTTGTCTGGATAACAAAAAGCATAACCCTTAGCTCCGTCAATGTCACAGACTGTTATGCCTGTGAATTCTCCTGTACTGTCTCTTTCATAATGCATACGCATATATTCTCCCTTGTTAAATGACCAGCTCACAGCTTCCACCACTGCATGCTAACTCTCCTGATAAATCTGTTTCATCTGTATCTTCTATTACTTTAGTTAAGTCTATCTCTGTTAAGTGTTTAATCATTGCATGATATTTCTGTCTGCTTATACTTTCAAATGGAGCCTGAGTGTAGCTTCCTCCATCATACGGTAACACAGATAGTCCATTGTAAGAGTTTCTATTCTCCCACATCCACTGTTCAACCTGATCCCATTCATCGTCTTTAATAGAAATGGTAGCAGAAATGTTGTGTGTATTATCACCTTTGATATGTCCAGGTCTGATCCATGTATCGTGAAATAATTTAACTCGTTCCAATAGTTCTATTGGTGTTTCGTGACGTAGTATTGCTCCTTTCGGTGCTTCAATTGGTATAGATACAACAGCCTGACTGTGTGGTTTGAAGAATTCATCTTCAACTAATTCAGGATGATGTGTAGCTAGGTGTTTATAGATGGCTTCGTTCTTTCCTAGTCTCATGCGTCTTATGAAGTACTCATCATGCCATCCATGAATTCCAGAGGCAGTTCCGAGAACCATCGAACTTGTTCCAGCAGGTTTAACCGCTGTAGTTCTAGATGCATATCTTATGCCTATTTGTTTAGCAGTAACTTTATTTTCATCCACAACTGCTGCAGATGCTTCTTGAAGATCAAAGTCTTTGTATGCTCCTGATGCAATTCCTGTTCCTGACACTCCGATGAGTCCATCTCGTTCTGTTGTCTTTTTCCAGATATCTCTGAGGTAGTGAAAGTCTGTGTATGATGCTTGTAGAGTGCCAATAAAAGCTGCTGCTCTCGCCCGTGCATTTAGGTCCTCCTGCGATTCTATGGTACCCATGTTGACCTCACATAGATTACAAAATTGAAATGGTCTGAGAGCAATTTCGCAACAAGGGTTCGTTCCCCACTCAGCATTATTAGTAAAATAGAATCCGGGTTCTAAGTTCTTTGAATTCCTTCTTCTTAATTTTATGTCTTAAGATAACAGCAGAGTTATTTGCTCTACCTCGTTGTGGATTAAGCTCCCACCATCTACCGAACTTACAGGAAAGCATGTCTTCATCATCTACATCAAATAGACAGATCAATGCAGCTCTTCTGATACCACCTGCAAGAACTGCGTCTGCAATATAGCACATGATATCATGGACTTCTAAGGTGGTTAGCTGATCTCCATCTTCTTTTCTATCTAATACTTTCTTCATATTATGGAGACAATCTTTTAGCGGTTCTGGTCCTGGTGCTTTCCCTCCACTAGTAATAAGTGGTGCACCCTTGTCTCGTATGTCTGAGAAATCAAAACGTGGTAACGATCTCCCATCCAGGTACGCTTGCATCAGGACTTTGACTGCGTCCGACCAACCTTCAATGCTATCGCCAATAAGGAATCTGCGGCTACGATGAGGCTTCCTAATCTCCGGGAGTTTGTCAACGTGTGCTTGCTGAACGGAGTACCCGACTCCAGTTCCTCCAAGTAAAAGGAACATAGATTCTGAAAACGCTCTGTAGTCATCGACTGGAAGGAAGCAGCAATTGTAGATCCTATTTGGACTAAGCTCGATTGGTCTGCCTCCGAATTGGAGCGAGCGCATGCTTGGTAAGATTTTCTTTGTTTTGACATAGGCTTCATATACTCCTTCTATCTTGTTGCATATTTCTTGGTTGTCTTTAAACTTGATTAGATGCATCCGTTTATTTCGATCTGCAATCTCTTCAAATGTTTCTCTTCTTTCTAATTCTGGTATATATTTTGCATACTTTGTGAACACTGTTATGTCACTAAGTATTCCTGCACTTAGAGTTATCATCCCTCTCCTTACAATAAAAAAGGGGCAAACGCCCCTACTAATTTTATTAATTTTCTAACAGACTGCTAGTGAGTTATCATACTACTACCATCTTCTTGTAACGTCAAAGAACTTTTTTATTATTATTCTTGTTAGACTTGACGCTATTATTGATGCTATTTTGTCCACCTGTTTTTTGTTTAATCTCATTTTCTTTTCCCTTAAAGAACTTGACATATTCTAATATGTATTGATCTAGTTGTGGCTCTAATGTACACCCACTAAACTTTTCGATCCCTATACTTTCAAGAGTAGAAGAATAAGTAACCAAGCCATCTCCTCTAATATTTATTTCAAATGAATCATACTTATACGTTTCAGGATCTATCTGTTCATCCCATAAGATGGTTATAGCTCCGAGCGGATCTCCAAAAACATCTGCAGGATTTGGTATATCACTTAATGGAATTAACTGTTGTAGATAATCCATAAATATTCTGAACTCAGTAACAGCTTCTCTTTCAATAGGGCTACCGTTTCTGCCATCCCATCCATATCTATTACACGTTGTTTGTATAATAGGAAGGTAACTATATATCTTCTCTAGTATTTTCTTTTCCATCTAGTATTCCTTTGTCAATAAAGAATTGATGTGCTTTATTAAACTCTTCATTATCATCTATTGATTCTAGTCCTTCAAAATAAATCATTCCAGGCATTGCAATCTTGTTTGCTTTTTCTATCCATACCTTAGAATTAGATTCATCAGTAAAAGCTAGATAGACGTCAAAGCCAGATTCTGCGTGACCAATAAGATAGTAGTTGGAACTGATACCCCACTTGTTTGGAATGAATGGAAACTTATGATCTATCCACCATTCCCACTCTAGCTTTGATATAGGGTATTTAAGTTTCATCAATTCATCTTAACAAATTTGCCATGATCTTCTGGTCTATTGTCACCACCAACGAAAGCAGCGGTACCAGAATGCAATGGCTTAGATTTATGTCTAGGTTTCTTTTCTATAACCTTGCCTTCAAGTGCAGCTTGGATGATAGTATACAATTCTTTATCATCTTCAGTAGAGTTTACAACAGAGACACTGATATATTTTTATATCATGATCTGGTTCTACTTCATGCATGCTCATGTACAAACTTGCACCATGTTCTTTGAATTGATTAATCATTACTCTTGCGAAATATGTGTTGCCACATTTACATTTTATAGTTGCCATGGTATCTCTGTCTCCTCTTCTTTTGATTCTATTATTGGTTCTTCTATGTATTCTTTTTCAAAATCTTCTGATGATACTTCTTTGCTTGATTCCGTAGAAGGATCATATTCAAACAGCATACCAGTATCTTGTATGATTTTTATCTTTTTATATTTAGATACATACTGTAAACATATATCATCTGATTGTTTTAGTGTAGGTTTATTTGGATTAAGAATACAAATAACTTCTTTCCTTTCACCTAAACTTGGATCATGATTAGCATGTTTGCATACTGCACATACTTTAAATTCATTTGTCATACTATGCTCCCATTGGGAGCGCATGAGTGTGACCATTCTCTGCTGGCTGCACTAGCTTTCCTTCTATCTCATGCTTATGTCCTTCAGTTTCACTTGTTCCACTTGCTAAATTTGTTGGATCAAATTCATGATAATGATTTTCTTCTGTTGATGTTCTAGTTATTACTAAAACTCCATCAAAAAATTCTTTATCTATTTCTTCTGTACCATCATCGTTTATTTTAAGTACTACCTTTCCTGTTACCTTGTCTATAAATTTATCCATTATGGTTTCCCCTTCGAAGGCTTTCTGCCTTTGGCTTGCCTTAGTATATTTATATCTATGTATATTATTTTTTCTAAATCTAAGATTTCTTCAATAGCTTCTGTGCCTGTCACTATTCCAGCATTCCATTTCTTTATTGCTAGATATTGCATATCTCTTCTATCTTCAAAGTTTATCTCTACCAGCTTTTTTGCCAATTTGTTGTTCTCGTTTTGCTTGTCCGACATTCAGTTCTCCTACTGCATTCTCTACAAACCTCTAGTGGTGCTGGGTAAAGTCCATCGTCTCCAACTAGATTAACCATTTTAGTAATAAAAGTTCTTGAGTCTCTAATATAAAATTGATTTGGTTTATACTTAACATGTTTTATTTTGTTCTCATTAAAATAAAGATTATAAAAAACAGAGTATTTATTTAACGAATAAAAAGACCATACAGATGCAAACCTTGTCTGGTATGATTGTCTTAAGTCTTCTATGTTTTTAATGTTATCATTCCAAGTAATAACACATGTCTTCTCTCCGATTCTAGATACTGTAGGAAGAATATCTTTTACTATATGCCCTTTTCCAATACCTATTTGTATCTCTACATTCGCGACAAGTTCCTCTATTTTAGAATATAAACCAGAATTAGTAAAGCTTTTTAATGCAAGCTGTACATCACTGATTTTAAATCTCTCTATTTTTTTCTCTACTGCTAGGCGAGAAATGAGAGATGACAGTACATCATAGCTAAGACCTCTCCCTTTACGATGCTGCCATCCCATCATTTCTTTTATGCAAAAACGAAAAAAATCCTGATCTGATTCGGGGGATTTGTAGTCCCATCCATGCCTAAATAAGATGGGACAGATTTGTTTCCGTTCTAAGTCTTTTAAATTAACTTGCATTACTGTATCGTGGTTTCTTCTCTTCCTCTTTAGATTTGCGTATTGTTTCTAAATCTTGCTGAACTATAGATGATGGAACAGGCACATAACGCGACTGCTCAGTATAGAAATCAAAGTATAACTTACCCTTGAATGAGTTAATCTTATTCTTGCCAAAGATTAATTCAATACGAGGAGCCCTGTATCTTCTACCTTCATTATCTGTTCTTACAAAATAAAGCTCTGACTTATCATCTTTGTGGTGCAGCTCATTATAGATATGAATAATAACATTAGCATCATATTCCATCGCTGCTGATTCAGAAATAGAATTGTTAGTAGGACGTCCATCCCATGCTCCTGCCTTATTATATTCCATCGTAGCCCACACAGGTATCTGTTCTTTCTTAGCCATATCTTTCGTGGCATTAGAAAGAGCTTTGAATCTGAGTCTTTCATCCATATTAGAAAAGTCTCTAAGCCTATGAAAGTTATCTAGAAAGTAAACAATCCTTTTCTCAGGAAACATCTTCTTATAATATCGGATCATTTCCTGTGCATAAGCTAGAGTATTCGCACCTCTACCTTGTTCACCACCTCTAACGACTAATCTATTTTGTGCAACCAGTTGCTTAACCTTTTCATAAGCATACTGTCTTGCTTTATTGATCTGTCTGACATTAGCATATCCATTAGGATTTTTAATCATGTTCAGATTAATATTTGGCATCAGCTCTTGTGCATACTGACATACAAGTCTAGTCGTAAACTGAGCGACTGTATCGTCGATGGTATGAAATAGAACTAAGCAATCATTCTCTTCACTCTTAGCTAGTTGTAAAGCCATTGCTGCCATGAGTCCTGTCTTCCCAGTGTTCGCAGCTCCACCAATCACATTGAGTGTTGCGATCCAATCACCAAGAACGGCGTCTGTAAACTCTCTCCACTCAGCAAATTCGTAAGTGCTCTCAACACTATCTCTGTCTTCTTCTTTAACTTGAATCATTTCAAGATCTTTAAGATAAGCCATTGGACTGAACATGTCTTCATTATAAGACTCTGATAATGAATCTAGATTTTGCATAGCCTTATTGATTGATAGTCTCCAATCATTTGGACATATCTTTATATCAGTAGCAAGAGTATTTAGAATTGCCTGTCTCTCCATTGCCCTCTTAGCTTCTGACTGATCAAGAATCTGTTCTATCTCAGCTTTAATAGCCTCTACTGTGATCCCTATTCTTTCAGATAAAGTATTAGCCATCTCCTCTCTAACTATAGGAGAAGATTCTGTTGCTATAATTGGTACTACTTCTTTTCTGATAAGAGCTGTATCGATTCTATCATCATAGCTATTTAGTTTCCATTCAAAAGCAGTCCATCTCTTTAAACTTCTGAATCTTTCGATCCCATACTCTCTAATGTAATCATCCGGATCCATGTTCTCTGGAATACTTATAACATGAATTGAAAATTCTTTATGATTAGTAAACTTCTCTAGCATTCTATTTAAGCTTGCTTGTCCTCGTTCATCTCCATCCATGCAAAGAGTGATGTCTGTAATGCCCATCTTCGCTAGCTCAATAATATGATAGTCTGTGAATGCTGTACCGCCAACGCAAACAACTTTACTTAATCCATTCTGGATTGCAGTCTCTACATCTCCATAGCCTTCCATTATATATATACTACCAACTTCTTTCTTTGCTAGATGAATACTATAAAGTCTTTTAGACTTTTCATAGATCTGACATTTAACATCAGTTCCAAAGTTCTTTGAGTTAATATATTTTCTACTATCTTTATTATTAGGATCAAAGTCTAAGTTTCTTGCACCAAAACCGCAAGGTCTCCCATACTCATCGCAAACAGTGAACAATAAATTGTTCTCATTGAATAGATAAGGATTCATTAAGTCTATCGTTTCAAGAAACGAGACGCTAAAGTTCTGATCCTTCATGTATGTTTTAAAGTTTTGAAATGAATCAACAGATCCGATAAGTCTTGTCGCACATTCTGATGGCACCCACTCTCGTCTTTGCATCTCCGTTATTGCTTTTTCAGTAGGATGTGCTGCAACATAATGAGCAGCTTTCTTGTAAGCAACAAATGCTTCTATCCTATACTTCTCTTCTTCCGTTGGCTCTTCCATTTGTACATCTATGCTGTACTTCTCTGCAAGATACATTACTGTTTCTTTGATGTACTCTGGACCACTAACTGGTTTGTCTTCCATGTGAGCACACGCATCGAATATATCTCCAAATTCTCCACAGCCAAAGCAATGCCACTTCTGAAAATCAGATTGTCTCATCACACCACATGATGCTATTTGATCATTATGATCTGGATGAATACAACTAAAATTTGTTTTTGTATTTATATCTTTTTCTTCAAGATAATCTACGAGATGTGCTTTAATCTTCTCAATTACTTGATCGAAATTTTTAATTCTAGACATTTGACCCCCGTCTTATTTATAAACTTCCATGCACTAAAGCATCAGGCGCAACCTCCTCTGCTTTAGTTACTATTGGTTCTTCTCCTGTATCTACATTCCAACAATGATCTTTATGATCACAATAACTACAGTGCCAGTCTCTTACCTTCTCTTTGCCTTTTGTGTGAGATTCATACGCTGTCTTAGACAGTGCCCCTCTCTGGAACAGGACCTCTACTCTTTCGTCTGAAGGATGTAGAGTATATTCTCTATCGGGCTTAAGATCATTCTCAATATACATGTTCATCGTTTTATATCTTTCATGTATATCTTTAACTGTAAATCTTGTTTCTCTTTTCCCATTAATGTAAATATTATCTTCTTTATCTATCGTGATATTATGCTCTGCCATATCACAGTTATCTCTTGATACATAGAAGAGTTTAAAGCCAGCAAGATCATCGTCTGATTGTTTGACATATAATACTGCTTGCATTAAATGTTCATCCTTAGGTTTGCCAGCGATAAATCTTTTAGCTTTACCTCTACCTGACCAGTGACCTAGTATCTGTTTATTGGCATGGTATCCATAGAACGATTTAACTTCTACTCCATAGAATAGATCGCCTTCTCTTAAGACGACATCGTATTCTCCAGATAAGTTCAGCCCTTTGTTTTCCCATCTAACAGAATTATTCTCCCAGATTCCCATCTGTTTCCATGCTTCTGTTACTGCTGCCTCTACTTGATGACCAAGTAAAAAGACAACTTGAGATGAATTTGTTGGAGGATTAGTAGGCTTAACACCCTTGAGTCTATAGTAAACTGCTCGATGGCATTTACCTATGACCTCTTCTTCTCCGTATTGATTCATAAATTTTGCTGAAGATTCAGAAGCCCATAGTGTGCCTCTGCCTTTCGATCGAAACTGTTTCCGACCTAGCCAGTTCAGCGTCCGTTCCTTCAAATTGATATTCTCTAACATTATCTTCCTCCCCTGTTATTCTTGCTTCTAATCGCAAATGATTATGGATTAGCTGGATATTATATACACCTGTTCTCGGAATGTAAATATTATATCCGTTGATATTTAGAAGATCACCAGCATTCATCTGTAACATTTGATACATTGTAATAGAGTTATCTGGTAATCTATATGCTTGTGCTATGAGTATTTCATTCCATTTTATTTCTATAATTCTATGATCAAGGATGTGATTTTCTGGTATTAAATATTCTTGTATATCTATTTCTGAATTTCTAAACCTTGAAAAATCTGATCCAATAACAGAAATGCTTTTATATTTCTTATGCTTCCACCACTTATATTTAGCCATCCTCTTCTTCTTTTGTTAATTTGTCAAGCAGCTCAAGTAGTTTTTGATACACTTCATGTGCTTCTTCTATTGTCAAGTTCTTACTGCATCTTCCTTTAATCAGATTGGTTCTATTATAATTATAGTTATTTATAAGTTTGATTTCTACTTGCATATTGACTCTCCTATCCACCAGTGGTAGTATAAAGTATGAGTAATCGTATTACGGATAAAGATTCAGTTAGAATAAAGATACTTGCAGCTACAGGGCGCTACACACCACAGGAACTCGTTTCGCATTTTGAAAGTAAGTATACTAAAAGTCAAATCATTTATCATCTTAAAAAGAATGCTCCAAATCTTAAGAGTCAGCTCAAAAGAGAGACATCATCTGGTGGAGTAAAGTTAAAAGATATTCTAGCAAAAATATTTCCTAATATCAAGATAGAACCAGAGTATCATGTTGGCGAAAAACTAAGGCTAGACTTTCGTCTTGGTAGTCCTTATAATCTTGGCTTTGAGTTTGATGGTATACAACACAGTAAGTTCACTCCTGGTCTACATAAAGATGAGGAGGAATTTATTAGAGGTGTTGATAAAGATCAACGGAAAGAAGAGCTTTGCAAAGGACGAGGTATCAATCTTGTTCGTGTTGATTACAGTGAAGAACTTACTGAAGAACTAGTCAAGAGCAAGATAGACAAAGTAGGTCATGGCACCGGTTATATCAAAGATGGATATGAAACTGGTAAAGAAAAACAGAAGAAGAAACAAAAACAGTTTAATAAAGTTGCTGCTGAACGTAAGCGTAAGCAGTACCAAAAATATAAAGACTCGGAGAGTTATGCACGCAACAAACAAAAGCAAAGAGAGTACAGAAAACAACAGTACCAAAAGCAAAAAGAGTTTGCTCGCAAAATTAAAAGTCAGCGGGGAACCGTTGAGTCCAGTGAACCAGTATAAAGCTAGAGCAGTTAAATCTGGTAGCCGTGTATTTGCCCAAATGTATATGGACAAGAAGTTCAATGAGTATAAACATAAAATAGAAGTAGAAGCTTCTAAAATTTACAAAGGCGAGCCCTACGATGGACCCGTCATGGTTATAGCAAAATTCTATATGGGTACCAGAAGAAAGAAAGATCTTTCTAATGCTGGTAAACTAGAATTTGATGCATTTAATGGAATAATATATGAAGACGACTCACAGATCTGCAAGATCGAATCAGAAAAACTCTATGACAAAGAAGACCCGCGAGTCGAGCTTGAGGTTTATCGATACCCAGAAGCTCAGTGGGCTAGAACTACTTAAGTTCACCTTCTCTCGTAACTCATTCTACAGAGACTACAAGCTCCTACATGGAGCAGATAATGATAGGGTAAAAGAAAAGCTAGGGTGTATTATAGACCATGCTAATCTTGTTGACCTGTCTGATGAAGTTAGAGTTTGCTTTCTTGCAGCTCTAGACTCAGGTTCTCGTAAAACATATTACTTTAATTTGTATACTATAGAGTTAATTGAATTATATTATTCTAATATTTTGTTTAGTTTAAAAAGTAGGAGACTGGAAGAAGAACATCATTTAGTTTATGATGACCCCTTCTCAATCTCCTACGAGTGGGTACTGTATGCCAGGATTCTAAATCCCTATCAGCGCTATCTCTTGTTTGAGTACATAACGCTTGGCTACAGCATAGAGGACTTGGCTAGAAGACGCTACTGTACGTCTCGGAGTATCATGTATCATCTCCAAGAGATTAACCTGATACTAGGACTCTAAGAGGGAGTTGCTGGTGAAGCACCAGAATCTTTTATTAAACCATCTAGTGATAGCTCTTCCCATTCATTGTTCTTCTTGAGTTCTTCTTCAATCTTTACGATCTCTTCCTCAAGTGTTTTTTGACTCATCCCATTTTTTATTAGAGTGCTCTCTAGCGCAGCTAATCTAACGTTAGCCTTGTTTACAATACCCCATAGAATCTGAACCATTCTAGATAATTCAGACTCTACTCTTCCAGCATTTTCCATTTGTTTATGTAATGCCATATTAAAATCACTATAGATTTTTTCTACATGTGCATTTATTGCATTAATAACTGGATCAAGTTTTGCCTCTAATGCTTCATCTAATGTCGTTGGTTGTTTGAAGTTATCTGATTCTTTTTTTAGGTTCACCTTTACTCCTTAAACTAAATGGCTTAGTCCTATTGTGTCTTCTCCTTCGCTCATCAAGCCATGGAGAACAAAGTATGTCTCAGCATTGATGGGGATAGCGAGTGAATCCTCTTGGTTTAATTCTACATCCATAAAGTATGTTGTAGGTGCGATGATGGATCCTTCTGGTGTCTCCATCCTGTCATTGTCTAAAATTCTAAGTTTCTCAATTTTCATAAGATCTCCCTTGTTATCGAATTCTGTGTATAAAAGTACATGGGTCATCATTACTGCATCCCCACATTAATTGACCCCAGTCATCTGCGACTGATAAATTGATTGCGTAATCATCTGTTCCACATAGTGATCCATTTCTAAATAGAGGCTTACCATGGTATGTATTCACTCCCCAGTGGTGATAGTGACCATAGACCATGAAGTCATAATCAAAAATTTCATTCCATCCGCCAAGCTTAGCTTTAGCCGAAGATGTCTCTGCTTGAGATGGAGCTTGATGTCTAAGTAATCCCCTTTGTCCTCTCACCTCTACTAGTTTATAGTGGTCAAAAGAATAATCAATAGATACATCCTTTAAGTTTGAATACTTAAGTGCTACTTCTGCAGCCATATATAAAGCTGTATCCCAGGAGCATTCACCTGTATCCTGTTTACCATGTGCTCTACCATGGTTACCTGTAATGCCATCCATTCTTATCTGCATATCTGGTTTACCAATATCTGCAAAAGCTCCTTTGATTGATCCTATTAGTACCATTAAAGCCTTAAGGCAATCGTTGAACTGTGCTGACACAGGCTTATCAATATGAAGACGTTGAGTCTCATACATGATATCATTCTCAATCAAGTCACCAAGCAAAAAGATTTGTACATCTTCTATTTCACTTGTCTTTCCTAATCTTTTAATGTGTTCTACAATTTGAGGAGCCATAACATTTGCAACTCTATTAAACGCTATGTCTGAGTTAAAAGTAGGCTTGCCATGTAGGATGCTATTCTTGCCAAAGTGCCAATCACTTAAAGAGATGCAAAGGGTCTCACCTTTTCCTGTTCTTTTTAGTTCTCTAAAATGATCAACGCTATTTATAAAAATTCTGTTAAGCTGGCTGTATTTTGCAAGCTCTTCTTTAATTACTTCTTTAGATTCTCTTCTTGCTCTAGCTTTAGTTACTTTGTCTGGAGCAATGTCAATCATCCGATCCATAGCCTCTGCTATTTCTTCTTCATCGAAATCTACATCGTCTGCTTCAACTCTATCTTCTTCTGTGACTTCCATCTGCTCTAAGCTCTCTGCAAATTTATCAAAATCAATTCCCATAGTTTCTCCTTGTTAGGCAGCTGCTCTCTAATTCTTCTAGGACTGATTTCTCTGATAGTATTTTATAATCAGTTTTAAGAACAGCTTCATTGTAGTCAATTTCAACTGGTATATTTCCAGGATTGGAAATAATTATATCATATATTTTATTAAAGTCATCACCATCTTTTGGATAAATAGTAACTTTCTCTATCCTCTTTCCTTCTTCTAATTCGGATACACTTTGTAAAATAATCTTTGTAGTTACAAATTCTTCACCATTAATATCTCTTACTTGTGATTCTACTTTACCACGGATTTCTACTGGCTTATTCTTTGCAAATTTGTTCTTGTTTTTTGCATACAAATAACTAAAAGCAACTACTTCAACTCGTCCATGCAAATCTTCTAGATCAAAAAATGCCATCTCTTTTTTTGCTTTAGTCATTATACTTTTTAGGTTTGTCATTAGACCACCCAGCACAACACTTTCACCTTCTCTTTTATTAACAAGATCTTGTGTGCTAGCTAAAGTAACGAGCTTATGTCTATACTTCTCTAATGGGTTATGAGATATGAAATAACCTAATGATTCATATTCATCATCTGCTTTTTGCTCAGGAGTAAGGTCCGTGACCAAAGGGGCTATCAGGACGGGGGTCTTCTCCTTCGCTCGACTGTCTTTTACTGCTTCTATCGTTTCCTCTAAAGCATAAATCATTTGAGCTCTGTTCATCTGTTTCCTCCGTATATTCTAATCCTGTTCCGTTACAGTGTTTGCATTTTTTGTTTTCCATAAAACTAAATGCTATTTGATTATCTTCGTTTCTTATTAATGTTCCCATTCAGTTCCCTTGTTAATCCAATCAAAAAATTCAAGAAGTAATATCAAGCACAACAGTGCTATCGCTATGTTAAATAAAATGTTCATTATAGATCCAAAAAAGAAAGAGCTAGGCTACTTCATCGAAGCAGCCAGCTCTTATTAAGGTTTCAATCTTTGCAGTATTCACTTTTTTAAGATCTACTTTTGAGCAGAAATCAAAAAAGTTCTTGAACTTTCCACTTTTATCTCTCACCTTTATTATATTATCTATAGCCACATTCCCTAAACTTTTAATTGCACCGAGACCAAACATAATATTATTCTTTTCTGGAGTGTAGGCTAGCAAACTTTTATTAATGCTAGGAGGGAGGACTTTAATTTTGTTTGCCTTACAATCATTTAAAAAAGATATTGTCTTGTCTCTGTCACCTGCAACTTCTGTTAGGGAAGCAGCCATAAATTCAGTTGGATAATGCGCTCGCAAATATGCTGTTTGATAACTAATTAAGCTATAAGCAATAGCATGTGATTTATTAAATCCATACTCTGCAAACTTAGCAATAGCATCAAATGCTTTCTTTGCTTCTACTGTAGTAATTTTATTAGCTTCGCAACCTTCTGTAAAGGTTTTTCTTTGTGCTTCCATTTCAGCAGCAATCTTCTTTCCCATAGCTCTACGTAATAGATCTGCTTGAGCCAAAGAATAGCCTGCCATAATCTGTACAAGTTTCATTACTTGTTCTTGATATATAAGCACACCCTTAGTAGGTAGTAAGCATTCTTCTATCTGCTTTTGAATTTCTGGATTACTAGCTTGTATCATGTACTCTATTATTCCAGTATTCTTAGCTTTAACGTACTTTGGTATGAAACCATTATCAAGTGGTCCAGGTCTATACAGAGATGTGATATCAGCAATTTCAGCTACTGATCGTGGCTGAACTTGGATCACTACATCTCTAAAACCTGAACTACCTGATAATTGGAATACTCCAGACAAGTTACCACTACATAACATATCAAAAGTTTTACTATCGTTAAGCGGTATCTTATTAATGTCTATGTCTATGTCATAGTTTTCTTTTATAGATTTACATGTCATATCAAGGGTAGTCAATGTAGATAGACCAAGGAAGTCAAATTTGATCAGACCAATAAGCTTTTCTAAAACCTTCATGTCGTCTGAAGTTACTATGTTACCTTCTTTATCTAACATGAGACCAATGTGTTCTACTAGGGGTTTATCATCTGAAATGACAACGCCTGCAGCATGCACACCCGTGCTCTTTGTCATGCCTTCCATTGTTAATGCAAGCGATAGGGCTTCCTTGTATGGTCCTGTGGTATCCGCAAGGTCAACGAAAGGTTTGCAGTAATCTTCATGAGACTTATCTGTAATCGTCCTAAGATATACATTCCTTCCTCTTACTCCATCCGGAATCATTTTAGCTAGTGCATCACCACTACTATAGGTTAATCCAACAACTCTACAAGCATCTCTTATCGATCCTCTTGCTGCCATTGTACCTATGGTCATGATAGATGCTACTTTATCTTTACCATACTTTTTCTCTACGTAATGCTTGACCTCTAATCTCCTGTCATCTGCAAAATCTACATCTATATCAGGCATAGAAATTCTATCTGGGTTCAAGAACCTTTCAAATAGGAGATCGTATTCAGGTATTAAAGGATCAACTTCTGTGATACCTGTTACCCAACACATTAGAGATCCAGCTGCAGATCCCCTACCGGGTCCAACCAGGATCTCTTTTTCTTTTGCCGCGTTGATAAAATCCGATACGACCAGCATGTAACCGCTAAAACCCATACCTTTAATAACATTGAGCTCATGCTCAAGGCGTTCTTCGTAAACTCTACGCTTTGTTGTAAGACCATTTTCTGCTAACCTTAGTTCTAATCCTCGATACGCTTCTCTCTTTAAGAATTCATCTTCACTTAATTTACCTGTATCAAATACAGGGAACTTATATGAACCATCGAAAACGATAGGCTCACATTGCTCAGCAATTCTTATCGTATTCTCTATTGCTTCCGGCAGATCTGAGAACAACTCAACCATTTCTTCTTGAGTCTTTATGTAATAATCATTGGGTGCATCAAATGGTTTCATTGCCATTTGCAGCATCATCATTGCTTTCCATGCACCATGGTGCTCTGGGTATACATAATGAGAATCACACGCAGCAACAAGAGGGAAACCCATTGTTCTTGCTATGTCAACTGTACTTTCATTAGCTCTGTCTTGTTCTGGAAAATCTGGATGTCTTTGAAGTTCAAGATAAATTTGATCTCCTAATACTTCCTTGAACCATCTAGCAGCGTTAATGATTTCTTCTCTGTCTGCTTCTTCTTTAACCGTCTTTCTATTAAGGACACCATTCAAGCAGGCTGAAGTAAATATTAAACCTTCTTTGTGTTGCTCTATTAATTCTTTGTCCACACGTGGTTTAAAATACTTACCTGTTATATGAGCCTCTGAAACGAGCTTCAAAAGATTCTTATAGCCTGTCTGATTAGTAGCTAGTACTACCATATGGTAAGCTTGATACTTCTCCTTCTCTCTAAGTGTCCTTGGGTAATCCCATGATACATAGAGTTCACATCCAGGGATGATCTGGATACCTTCTTTCGCAGCTTCAGTAATAATCTTAGGCATATTAATAATATTCCCATGATTAGTTACTGCAATCTTTTCATAGTTTAACTTTTTTGCTTGTGAGATTAAGTCTTTAATCTTCATACAACCATCAAGTAAACTGTAATCAGTATGAAGGTGGAGGTGTACAAACTTTTGTGTCATCTTAACTCCTAATAGGTTTCAGTCCTAAGAGCTCGTCTCCCTGCGGGAGTGATCTTAAGAATTGTTTCTTCCAATCCTTTCTTCCCAACTTTTGTTCCATGCTCTGTAACATATCCAGCTTTCTTTAAATAAGAAGGCTCCTTATTGATATGAGTATAAACATTTGGATCATTTGTAGTTGTAAGAAAATCTTTTTGTTTTCTTCGTGTCAAAGTCATGAATGTTTCACAGTTTTCATTATAAAATCTGTCAATGATTTCATTTGTCGTGAAATTTCCATCCTTTAAGTTTGATAGAATTGTTCGTCTTCTTTCTCTAGAACTCATTGGTCTGTGCATCTACTCTCCTTCTGTTGAGTTGTTTAACTGGTTAGCTACTGCTTCTTCATGTTGAATGTAATCAATCCTTTCAACACAATAATCAATAGCATCATCAGATTCTTTTATTAGTTCACTATATGATTTAGCTTCTGCCTTTTTCGATTCCTCAAAATCTTTTTTCATCTTAAGTTTACGAATGATTTCATCTTCCAGCAGTTGTATAGGATACTCTCCATACTGTCCTTCATAAGTTTCTTGTAATTGTTGTGCTCTACTTTGTCTTGCCATCTTTATCCTCCACTAAATATTTTCTTAAAAAATTCTTTACTTTCTTTGCTGGGATTGTATCATCTGGATCTATATCAGCTGCTAGACATATAAGTATATACACGCAGACGATCATAAAAATAAATAATAGCAATCCTATAAATGTCATCATAATTTTCTCCTAACAATATAGCTCTTCATTAATTAAATGAATATTTCTTGATTCAATTTCTTTATCAAGTTTCTTTATCTTCTTTGCAATTCTATCTTTTGTTTCCTTAGATGCCTGAGGAATCTCTCCAATATATACCGAGTCGTCTTCGGAGTCAACAACAACATCTAAATTTGAGAACTTAGATTGGAATCCATCCTTCTCATATTCAAGGAATTCGCATGGATCTTCATCATAATGTCCTAACTCTTCATCGGTAAAATGGTTCTCTAATAATTCTCTAAGCTCACTGGTACTATACCGTTTGCCTACAATCACAAAGCTACTTGAGCTTGAGTTGCTTACAAATCCTGTTCTTACTTTCATATATTCTCCTATGGATAAAATACTATACAATTATCATTTGGATATGCATCACCTGGATTAGATTCTTCCCAGTCATCTTGCCACCAAAATTCTTTATGTTCCTTATTAAAGTAACCAATATTGAATCCATCAAAATAATTGTAGCTATTACCTTCACTGTCTGAAGCCATTACTACATCATGATCTTGTGGTTGTTCTTCAAGAAGTTTTATTAGTTCTTTTACTTTCATATTTTCTCCTGTATTTTTTTTCTGTGAAAAGGATCCCTATAAGGAACCTATTGTCTCGTGTTCCCTTAAGAGAATCTACTTCGATTTGTTCCTGCTAAATCTCTTAACGCTTCATTCTCAGTTTCAAGATTATCGATATAGGACTGTTGATATTCCCATGTTTCTTTTGCCATATATATTTGCAGAAGATAAAGTGCATTAGCAGCATCACTTTTTTCTTTTTCAGGAAGAGGCACTTGCTTCCAAAACTCTTCAAATGTTATGCGTCTTCTATCCATTGATATTTCCACCCTCTTCTTTATCCTCTCTAAAGCGCATGAATACTGGGAACCTCATTACTCTATCTGGACTAAGCTCCTGGTATTTTATTTCTACTATCTTGTGAACAACATCTCTTCTATTTGTCCAGAATTCTTCTCGCATTTTATCTGTGAACCCTGTGCCTACTTCGCATAAAATCTGTCCATCTTCTTGTAAAACTTTAATCGCGCCCATCATCCCTTTGTATTTTCCTCTGCCTTCTACAACTTGATTAATAATACAATCTTGGGACTTCATCTCTTTTATTTTCATAAGATTATCGGTACGTTTAAA